TTTATCCAATTCAGTTTCAACTGCTTCTACGTAAGAATCTAATAGCTCAGTAGTATCCTCAACTGAGATACCTTCATCAACTACGTTTTCACCAAGATACTCATCAAAGGTTTCTGCAATCTTTAAATCATGATGATCTATTTGCTGAATACGATCAATAAACCTATCAAACATAAAATGATCTGCTTTGTTCACAACAACTACCTTTACGAACTTATCTATTAGTTCATTGCAATTATAGTTATTATAACACATTTTTGTGTCATTGTAAAGGATTTTTTTGAATAAAGTTTGATTTACTCTAACAGGCGTAAGTGATCTGTCTTCGGTATCAATTACGTGGAAGTACTTAGGATCACTAGCATCAGCCCACGTAAACTCGAATTGTGAGCCTAGGTAGTGAATATTGTCTTGTGCTGATTTAGTATGGAAGTGGCCTGACATAACACATTCAAATCGTTTAAATGTATTTTTACTCATACCATGTGTATTAGTTACACCTCTCATCATTTCAAAGCCTTCAAGCTCTAGATGAGATCCTACCCAGTCAGCATCTACTTTACTGAGATACTTCATAGTTGTTTCATAGTTTTCGTTATTGATCCATGGAATACATGCAATACGTAAACCGTCATAATCTACTACAGTAGGCTTCATGATAATGTTAACATTAGTAGTATAGTAACCAAGAAGTTCTTTTAAGGAACAAAGGTCATTAGTATTCTTATAGAATACATCATGGTTGCCTGGGATAATGTCCATAGTAATACCTAGATCTCTCATAGGTTCAAGGAACATTTTCCTATTTTCGTTTTGTGCTTTGAAGTTAATAAACTTACGATGGTCATAGTAATCACCTAGATGCAAGATCTGTGTAATACCATGTTCTTTCAAATATGGAAAGAATTGATCTTCGTAAAACTTCTTTTGATAATTTAGAAATATGTCTGAGCTATTTCTAACACCGGCGTGGGTGTCATTCAAGACTGCTATTTTCATTTAGTTTCCCATGAAGAGTTCTAGGCCTTCCGCTTTGCGTACCTTTTCTTTCTTCTTTTCTTCTTTTGCAAATTCTTTGATTGATGAGTCGTTAGTGCGAACTACAGAGATACGATCTCTTAACTGATCAACAAAGGCTCTTGTGGTAGAATCAATATGACCATCGACATCAGCGCCCATGATAAAATCTTCAATACCAGCTTTTTCAATGTACTTAAACTTGATATCTTGCTGTTTCTTCTCCTTTGCAAGTCTTCGTAAGAATGCATAGTAACATATTTGTGTAAAGTATGCAAATGCATTTGGCTTACCAGTACGAGTAGCCGCTTCAATATTATAATTAGTAATTGCTTTTAAACAGTTTTCTACCGCATCCATTACCATCTCTTCGCGATATGTATAGCGAATAAAATTGGCCTTGTGTGACAAGCCCTGTGCGATCTTTAAAAAGCATGTTGCAATATAATCGGTAACCACAGGAAGCTTTGTACCAGCTTCTTGTGCCTCATTTACGAGTTTCACATAGTCAACCACAGATTGTGAAAACTCTTTGTTGTTTACATAGTGTGGTTTTTGTTTTGGTTTCATACGGTTTCAGAGTCCCCTAGTTGTTTAGGCCTATTCCATGGCCATTGGTTGGTTTCCCAAGCGTTGATCAAGTTTGGGATGTTGATATCATATGTAGAGAGATCATCGATGTTATCCTTTAGGTATTTGATTTTTAGATCAGTATCAAGGATAGATTGAAAATCTCTATAATGAGATTGTAGATTGATATTCATATGTTATTCCTTATTTTCATTTTTAATACCTTTATTATAACACAGTTTTGTAGTAATGTAAAGGATTAATTTACTTAAAATAAATTGAAAATAATTGAAATTAGGGGTTTACAAAACACCAAAAGTATGATATAATAAGAGAGTAGGCTGAGGAGGGGAGGGTACCCACAGTCAGTGTATAGAAACTTTCTTAGGAATCATTTCAGAAAATAACTCTAATTGGTCGTCTCTTAAAGAGTCTTCTTCTAAATCATCATCATCATATGAATCTTCTTCTTCTCTCATCCGTAAGCACATTCGAATATATCGTTCTTTAATCTCATCATCTGCCTCTGCTTGAGAGATTACGTGGCTAGGATTTAGATTTACTTTACCTCTGTTCTTAGCCATTGGAATCCAATCACTAAAAGCATATGAGTGTGATTCGGCTGATACTTTGATATGAAGAAGAAGTGGACTCTCTAAACCAATAAGAATACCTTCAGGCTCTTCATATACAAGAGATATGATTTCATCTCCTGATGATAATTTGAATAATTGAATATTGATATCGTTTAAACTGTATGTCATGGTAATGGTATCTCTATAATGTTAAATGTGAACTGTTCTTTTGTGTATATCTTAATTCGTTCTGCAGCATGTAATAATGTATAATTCTTTGAACTCTTCCAATGTAAATCATCTGCTATATCATACAATATAGTATCCTTACCATCATCACTCTTTCTCAATCCTCGCCCAATCGATTGTAAAACTTTAATCTGACTCTTTGAGGGTGAAGCAAAGATGATATTGTGTAAGTTCCTAATGTTAATACCAGTACTGAAAGTACCCAATGATGCAACGATAATAGCATTTTTCTGTTCCTCAGTTATCTTTCTAATATGTTCTCTGGTATCAGTATCCGTCTCACCTGAGACATAAAATACTTTTCTTCTCTTGTGAGCCTTTTTAAGAATTAAATCATATAAAGGCTTACCGTGTTTCTCTACGAATTGGATTAAGACAAGTGAGTTACCGTCTTGATCCAGTGCTAGATTAGAAATAAAGTTATTACGATTCTCATACCTTACAATCCAATCAATTTCGTCCTGATACTTATATTTATTCACTATTCTACAGTGCTCGTCTTTGTACTTAAGCAATAACACCTTAATGTCTAATTGAGCTAAATCATTGTTATCCATTAAAGTCTTAGTTGTAGTTACATAGAATGCAGGACCAAATAGACCTTCTAAAACAAGCTTATGAGTTTGAGTTCCATCTAATGTACCTGTAGTACCAAATCTATATTCAGCATCTCTCATTTTAGTTAAGATGCTTGTCAGTGATTTAGCTTTGAAGTTATGAGCTTCATCTCCAAATACTGCACCATATTGAGAAAACCAAGTACCTGGTAACTTATAGATTGATTGCCATGTTGATATAATAACTCGTGCAGGATCATTATGTTTTGGTGCACCAGAGTATATTCTTTGACATGTCGACTCAGTAAACCCATCATCATATTGACTATAAGCAGCAAAGTCAGAATACATCTGTTCAACTAGTGAAGTCGTTGGTACAATAATCAAAACTTTCTTATCATGGTTTTCTAAATACCACCGCATAAGACAGTAGATAATAAGCGACTTACCAGATGCTGTAGGTGATATCAACATTGCAGCTTTTGTTTTAAGACCGTGTTCTATTGCACGAATCTGATAATCTCTAGGTTCAATCTTTTTACCTTTGTTATCAGTAAGTGTATAGTCACTTAAGAAACTCATATCAGGTTCACCAGTTGTTTCTGGGTAACCGTAATAATTGTCATGCTCTAACTCAATGGCATAATCACGCCCTTCAGCATTTGCAAATTCTTTTACATATCTGTATAGACCTGCATATAGCTCATGAGTTCGTATATCAAATAGCCGTATCTTTCCATCCCATACTTTGTTCTTATATGCTGGCATGAACTTATAGCCAGGCACATAGAATGTAAAGAAGTCAGATAGCTCGTTCAAAACAGAAGGTTCTGAATCAACTATGATCATTGCATGATTTTTTTTCTTAATCTTAATGATTGTGGGCATTAGACACCTGAGGTGAACTTCCGCCATTCAATCATATTTTTAATAGATTGATGACGCCATTTAATAGTATCCATAATTTCTTTTAAAGCCTCTTCAATCGTTTTCCAGTACTCGATAGTAGCCTGTGATTCTTGAATCTCTTTATCAGAATCATAATAGTAGTCCATCTCACCTTTCAATATTTTAAGTCCATTCAGTGGATCAAAACTCCAGCCTTTAGCTGTCATTTCTTCCTGAGTCATCTTTCCATTATACCATAACC